ATCATCGGCATAAACGCGGGAATCGTAATTGGTCGCCGACACCGATACCGACAGCGGGCCACCGGGGCTGATCTCAGTGATGAGCGCGGGAAAGCTCCAACGGTCGGTGGTGCCAAAGTAAACGTGTGTCGACTCGCGGTCTGCGGGCAGCACGGCTGGCCATGGCTGTGGGATCGTGACCAGTAGCGTGTAATCGTCTGAGCCTTGCGTGCAGGGAAACGGCCCCACGGTTTCGCCATCTTCGCCGCGGTAGGCGACAACGTGAGTTTTGCCGGGCTCAAATTCCAGCGGCTCGGATACGGTGATCCGGTCTGCGCTGATCGCTTCCAGAATCGCCACCTTGCCATAACCTGGCACATCGTCCAGCAGCGGCACGTATGACAGGTATTCGCTGTTGAGGGCGTCCAGTTCGGTTTCAAAACTGTAGGTCCAGCGGCGGTACTTCTGAGCACGGCGGCGGCGCATTCCGATACGCCAGGCCCGGGTGCGGTCGGTTACGCCGTTGACTTTGATCTTGTCGAGCTTGATGCCCTGGTCGCCGGGCAGAAAACACTTCACGGTTTCGGTGGTCCAGGTATCCACGCTGGTGTATTCCACTTCGACGCCGTCCGCTTCGTCTACTTGCCGCGCTTCAAAGGTTCGCTGCAGCGGCTTGGTCATGTTCTCGGGGCTGTAGCCATCTTCAAAGCGGGTTCGGATCTGGTCGCGCACAGGTTTTATTACGCCGGTTTCCAGCGTCATTTCTGCAAATCCGGCTCGCAGGATTGTATCGATTGCGTCTTTGGCCGTGCCGTCATTAATCACATAATCAAACGTATCGCCGCGATTGGTCCAGATTGTTTCGAGATCCTGCATTGCGTCAAGGTCAATCTCGGCATCGGCGTAGCCCAGCGATTTGGCGACGTAGCAAGAGGCGGCGGAAATGCTGCGGGTTGTAGTTGGCGCAGATAGCGAACTGTTGACAACAACCGGCAGCTTGCGCAACGCCACGAGGTTGATCTTGTTGTTTGAGCCGCTGCCTATTTCGTCAGAGCCGGTGATTGTGACGGCCATCGTTGTGATGCCGGGGTAGCTTGTGACGGTGGGCAGGCGGGCGCGCATTGCGGTGAACTCCAGGCGGTCCAGGCTGGCGACAGACACGTCCTCTGCACCGATGCGCGCCACCCGTACTTCGGGGCGCATAGCGTAGGGCAGGTTGACGGTAAACGTCCATCCGAGTTGGTCCCGGGTGGCGCCGCTGACAACTGCGCTCTGGGATATCCAGATTACATCTCCAAACTCCCGCCACTCGATCAGCACTGTGCGCGTACGGGCGTTGATGTTTTCGTTGTCAATCTTGCCCATGCCAGCGGACGCAAAAATATCCACTTCCAGCGTGCTGGTTAATTCGCCGGACGGGCAAGCGGCAAAGGGGCCGACACGATTCCCGGCGGTGCCAGATGCCTGCCAGACTATGGCAATGCTCAAGCCACCCTGGGGTAGTTGGCCCGACCAGTCAGGATCTGCCATGCCGCCAGCCAGTACGCGGCGAACGGTGATGGACGTTGTAGATTTTGAGGTCAGCTCGTAGGCGGTACCGGCTTTGTCGATGCTGGCGAACTTCGACCCTGTTGCCAGACCGGTAACAGGATCGCCACTAGTAGTTTCCAATTCAATCTGAGTTTTGCTGGAATTTATAAATCCCACAACATAAGAGCCGTTTACGCCAAAGTCTGATTCGGCGTTTACGGTCATCCCAAGGGCTAGGTGACCAAAACTTCCAATAACTGTGTAAGCTTCGCTTTCTGCAGCAGCCTGTAATGCATCTTCCCCATTAACAAACAGAATCAAGGGGGAGGTTGGGAATTGTGAGCCAGCTGAGTTGTCATAAGCTGAGCAGGCAATTACGTAAGCAACACCGGAGGGGATAGTTATTTCTTTATCTTTTGTTAAGTACCTTGTACTGGGACTTGTGTATAAATCTTGTACCCATTGCTTGCTTGAATTATAGCCTGCTACAGGATTGCCAGAAGAAGCTACACCTGTATATGTGACCACATCGCCTGCGTTTACAGGAATAAAGTCTGATCTTTCGTAGTCTTGGTTTTGGCTAAAATTACCCCCCGATATTACAGCTTCACCTTTAACTGTAATGGGGCGATAGCTCCCGCTTTCCACTTCCACGCCCTGGGTCATCTTGATTGAACCCAGTAAGCCAATCGTCCAGGTTGCCGGCGCACTGATGCCAGATATTTGATTGCCAGAGACAGTGGCGTTGCCGGAGTAAGTGCGCTGCGAATACGTGATGCCCTTCAGCCGTATGCCGGCGCTGCCCGTAGTCGCGCCAACCTCTGGGCACTCGTACCAGTTTTGATGCGCAGGGTTGCCGGACACGCTCGCACCTGGTGCGAATATCTGATAATCCACCTGCGGCAAATCATTCATCGGAGTCTGGCCAATCTTGACCTTGCCCGGGTCTACCTCGTAATCGCCTACACCGACGGCCAGCATCAAGCGCAGCACTTGCGTTGTGCGGTCTTGGTAATACCGCCGCGGCTGATTGAGATAATCGGGGTATCGAATGTATTGCCCGAAAATCTCTGGCACGCCTTCGCCAAGTCTCGCGCTGTTGGCCTTGGCTTCTGCCGGGCTAAGGCTTGCCCCTTGCTGGCCCTGGCCGACATTGTTGGTCGGCATGCCCGGCATGATCGCGTCTTTAAGCCAGCGAAATGGCGCGGTAACGGCGCTCCAGATATCAGACAGCACATCGCCGTGCGGCACCACCCGAAACTCGACGCTATCCCGCTTCTCAACTCTGCGGCTGCACCAGTCGCTAGGCGGCACAATCGCGCCGTTGATTGCGCATGAAAGCGGTTGACGGTCACCGGGCCTGTAGTCGTCTGTATGGCCGGCAAGCCACTCACTGACCGTTACGCCGTGATCGTGATAAACCTCATCCGGTTCGCCAGGCATGATCGAGCTGTAGACTTTAATCGTCATAGTAAACAACCTTTAAGAACCGCTGCTCGAAATAGCGGATGTTCACCAGGCGCGGGCCGTGTTTACCCTTGCCGGGCTCATCGGTTTCCAGAATCATTCGGCGGCCATCCACGTCCACGACGATTGCGATGTGGGTGCACAACTTCCCGCGAAAGGCCGCAGCGATGGCGCCAGGCTTCGGGCTGCATTCGGTGTAATTCACGGCCTCCGTTTGCATGGCAACCGTGAGGGCTCGCTTGTTGCTTCCTTCAACGGCGCCGTGAACCGGCATCCAGGGCTTTGAGAAAAGATAAACACGGGCCATTCGCACGATGCCGTAACAGTCGGCGCCCTGCTGGGTGCGCCCGTTGGCTTCGTAGGGAATCGCTAACAGGTCGTCGAGCGTCATCACATATACCTCAGTCCGGGGGCCAGGTCAGCGGTGTACCGAAGCCGTGGCCATGCCGTGTTGAGCAGGTCGAAGTAACCCGCCTCAATCTGCACCATCACGCCCTCAAAAGACCCGCCGCGCATAATCATTTTGTATGGCTTTTTGGCAGGCGCGGTCAGGTCGGTAGACAGGTACACCCGGTAATTTATGGGCACTTCTACGTCTGCATCAATCGCTGCCTCAACGACCTTCTGCGCCTCGCCCGTGACGTTGGCAATCGAGAACGTGAGCGTCTGCTGGCCGTTGGTGCTTTTGTCCGGCTCTTTGTGCCCAAACGGCCCGGCCTGGAATGTCACGGTTTCGCCGGTTTCGAGTGTGGCGATCAGGTCTTCGTAAGCGGCAACCACTCTTATGGGCTCATGCCCTGGCACGAGTATTTCGAGCGTTGGCAGAATCACATACTCAGAAGGAGCGCTGGCGTAAACTGTGCGGATAATGCTCATGCTTTGGGCCACTCCTGGTTGATGGCTCGGTCGATGATATCTGAGCCCAGCACAAACTCCTGGCCGTACAGGTACCATTCACGCGCAAGAATTGGGCGCTCGCGGATCTCAACTTTAGCTTTGAATCGCCAGCTATCCAGCCCGACAAGCTCCGGACCATCGTACATCTCGGTAAACCGGCACTCGTAGGGCACCAGCCTGCCGACTGGGGTGGTCAGAACGATGTTGAACCAGTCTGCACCGTCGGTAATTCCGTGGGCAAACCAACCCTCAAATAGCAGTGCTTGCGTGTTTGTCATCAGCCACGACAGCTCAACCATGCTCGGTACGCTTGTAAATGTGCGGCGCTGCCTTGATCGGCCCGTGCTCATTTCTGTGCGAGCAAAGGGGCTGGCGTGCTTTAGCCCGTAACCTGCGCGGGACGGCAGGGGTAGCGCTGCCGGATAGTCAACGATTGCCATTAGCGGCCCTGCCTTTTGAGTCCATAGGTGGATTGCATGGCGCGGGATATTGGGCCGCCGGTTCCCATATCAGCCACAAACACATCAACCACGCGGTTGCCTTGAGTGTCAGTACTCTCTTCGGTGCGCGTGCCTGGGGGTGCGTTGTTGATGTTCACGGTCATGTTGCCACCGCCATTGCCTTTGGCCGCTCGGTCTAATGTGGCGTCAAGCTTTGCACTGGTTTCAGCGGTAACGACGCGCTCGCCCTTATTTAGCAGCCAAGTGCCTTCCTGCGGTACCGAGTCGATGCCGTCGTGAGCCATGCCGGTGAGTTGCTTGAGGTTGTCTACGCCCATGCGCCGGGTATTATCCGCATCTACAACAAACTCTTTGCCGTGTACCACGCCGACCACTTCATTTTCGCCGCCGTCGCCGGTGTACCCGCCCTCTTTAAACTGACTGAGCAGCGCAAAGGCGGCAACCAGCGCGGCGCCACCAACCACGGCAGCGGCGCCGAACGAACCGATGGACGCAACGAGGGCGGCGGGTAGCCACGCGGCGGCGGTTGTGCCTGCGGCTGCCACTTGTGTTGCGGTGACCGTGGCGGTTGCTGCCACGCTTGCGCTCGTAGCAACCGCTGCGCCGGTCACTGCGGCTGCCGTCTTGGTGCCTTCTGAGGCGACTGTCGCCGCTGTTTCTACGCCAATACCGGCCATTTTAAGCGCGTGAGTTACGGCCCACTGGGCGGCCATCTGGCCCAGCGAATTGACGATGGCCCGCGCCATGCCCTGGGCCATATTTTTAAAGGCGTCGTTCAGGCTTTCAGAATCGAAGATGACGGATTCAAAGGCGCCACCGAATCCGGTGGTGAAGTTGTCGATCACGGTTTTGCTGAGCGCGTCGAAGTCGTTCAGGTTGCGGTCAGCGGCCTCTAGCCACTTCTCCCAGTAACTGAGATCCGCCTCTTCGCGCTCGATCAAATTGTCAGCGTACATCGCTGTAAGGGCTTTGGTTTTCTCGGCCTCATTCTCATACCGGAGATTGTCAGCGGCCATTTTGCTGAGCGTTCTGGTCTCTTCGAGCGCCGTTATTTCTGCGTCACGCTCGCCGAAGGATCGCAGGATTGCGTGCTTTTCAGATTCAAAGTGCTGGGTGATGGCCTGCATTCGATTGGCAAGGTCTTTTTCTAGTTTGGCGGCATCGTCAGCGCTGGTATCTGACTCACCACTGCCGCTCTCTGTCCCGCTGCTGTCGGCGCCACTTTCGCCAAGAGCGTCTTTGATCTTCTTCTGCGCCGCTATCATTGCAGCAGCCGAATCGTTAGCCGCCTCTTTCGCGTCCACCACCAGCTTTTTAAACTGGGTACTTGGCAGCGGCTCCATCAGTATGCTTTGTATATCAGCGTAGCCGATGGCTATAGCGCCCTGCGTAAACTGAAACTCTGCGTCAATCTTTTTGCCCAGGTCGGACATGCCCAGGTAGTCGATATCGACGTAAGGGAGCGCGTTTAGTGCGCCCAGAAGCTCGTTCGTGGCGGCGGTAGGCAGCTCGATAATGTCGCGCGCAACTTGAGTCATTACTTCTTTGACGCTGAGGCCAAAGATAGCGATGCCCACGCCAACAATCTTGAACACTCGGCCAACGCCGGCAACCGAGTCGGCGGCAAATCCGGCGATGTCGATGAGTAAGCTGAAGCCGTCTTCTGCCGCTGGGCCAATGCCCCCGGCGTCTTTTGCGTTTTGAACAAATACTTGGCTGAGCGCGGACAAGATCGGCGCGACCTGCACCGCCACTTGCGTCCATACGCCGTCCAATAAGCGGCCTATCTTTGCAAACTCGTCGTTGGCTTGCTCGATCTTTACCGCGTCAATGTCGCTGACGGATAGCCCGAACTCGTCTACCTGGTCGCGGTAACCTCGGATTGCGTCGCCGCCCTGCAAAAAGAACTGCGTGGCCTCTTTCTGCTCAAAGCCAAGGTCTTGAACGTAGCGGGCCGCAAGTTGAGCCGATGCGCCCGAATCAAGAATGGCATCAGAGATGGTCGCGACGCGCTCGTCTACGTCCATATCTGAAAGCGCTTGCAAGTCGAGGTTCAGCGCCTTCACGGTTTTAGCTGCTGAGCCGGTGCCCATTTCAGCGGCGCCTAATCGCCGGTTTAGCCGGTTCAGGGATTTCTCGTAGTTATCAACGCCACCTTCTGAGAACGCGATATTCAGTGCGGTAATGGAGTCGTAAGAGGTGTCGAGTGATCGGGCGAACTTGCTTTGTGAGTCAACGCTTGCCAGCCCCTTGATCGCCATGGCCGTCAGCGCACCACCAGCCGCAAGCGCAGCGCCAGACACTGCCAGCAGGCCGATTTTTGCGGCCTTGCCTACCTGATTTAAATCCTTTTCGACTTGCTTGCGCCACTTCTTGGACCCGCGCTCAGCCTTGTCCATGCCTTGGACAAAACCGCCCGTTTTGGCAATTAAGTCGATAGTAAGCGTCCCGAGAGATTTCGAGGCCATGCGTTTCTCCGGGTATTAAAAGGCCCGCACGGCGGCGGGCTCATCGGTGTTTTGCGCTAAATTACTGCCAGCTCTCCATCGCTTGCTCAAGCGATAGCTGCGGTTGGTCGTGATTCGGCGCGAAATCGTAAAAGCTAAACGGCTGCGAGTCTTTCTTGCGGTTTATGTTGGCCGTGAGTGACGCAATCATTGCGGCGCCGCTTTCAAATCTCATGCCGAGATTCAATGAGCCGCGCTTTCTGCGATACGCCACCCACTTGTTAAACTCCACCGCGCTGATCGACTCCTGCGCCTGAGCAATGGTGCTGCCGCCGATGCCGTTAAGGACAAGCTCGCACCACAGCTCGTCCAGCTCGCTTAGCTCTTGGTCTTTCCCAAATTGTTGACCTCGCCAATGGCTTTCAGCAGCGCCATGGTCAGCGCACCGTCAAGAGATCCACGCTCTTCGTCAGACTCGCCGGTGATGTCCGCAGCCGTAAAGACGGCCTTGCCATGCTCGTCGCAGACGCTGTTAGCGATGCGGCCAGCCACTGCGTCACCGTCGCCGGCCATGGCGCGAATATCAGAAACGGCGGAGCTATACGACAGGGGGCGAATATAGGTCGTCATGGTGATTTTTTCGCCGTCCTTCTCCCACACAATTTCCTT